CAAAAACTAACATTGGAATTTTATGAAAAACGTATTAGTGCAATAGAAGCTAGACTAGAGATAATGAGAAACGGAAAAGATGGTGACTGAGACAATTACACTAATACTATATCTTTCCGGCAGCGTAGCGGAGCATACTGCTTTTGAAAAGCTGTCCAAGTGTTTAAAAGCTAAACGCACCATAGAAAGAAACTTGTATAAAGATACAGGTACTGTGCGGTACTCTTGTGAGTCAAAAACAGTTGAAATTAGTAAAGGGCCAGACGGTAAAAATTATATCGTAAAAATAGTGGAGTAAGCAATGGTAGACCCCATCACAGCCATTGCCTCTGCAAAGATGGCCTATGAAGCCATTAAAAAAGGTTTGCAGATAGGCAAAGACATAGAATCAATGGCTGGCGATTTGGGCCGTTGGATGAACTCAATCCACGATGTCAAGAAAAGCCACGAGAAAGCTAAAGGTCGTAGGTTTGGAAGTGTAGAAGAAGAGGCACTTGAAACATTTGCAGCTAAAAAGAAAGCAGAGCAAATGGAAGAAGAGTTGCGCAATTTTGTAAACATGACATACGGACCATCAGCATGGTCACAGATAATAAGAATACAAGGTCAGTTACGTAAACAGAGGCTAGAAGAGGAACGACTACGCAAGCAACAGATGGAAGAAATAATTGTATGGGGTATGATTATATCCTGTATTGTTTTATTTTCTGGTTTGATACTATGGGTAGCCGTTACAGCTTTTTAACTTGACAAATCAATATAAAGATGGTATAACTTAAATATGACATTAAAAGGACCACAGAAAAGTCTCAAGGCTTGGACCAAACAAAAGTGGGGTACTAAGAGTGGGAAGCCGTCTGGAAAAACTGGAGAACGGTACTTACCTGCTGCGGCTATCAAAGCGTTGTCACCGCAGGAGTATGCGGCTACCACCAGTGCTAAACGAAAAGGAACTGCTGCTGGTAAGCAATTCGTCAGACAGCCTAAAGCGATATCAAAGAAAACCGCTAAATTCAGAAGAGGTGTGTAATGCTAACCGCACTGATAGGTCCGATAAGTAATATTGCCTCTACATGGTTAGAAGGCAAAGTAGAAGAGAAGAAAGCCCAATCAGCAAGTAAAGTTGCTAAAGCACAAGCTGAAGCTGTAGTGATGCAGAAGAAAGCTACAGGTGAAATTGATTGGGACTTGGAGATGGCTAGAGGTAGTCAGTCTTCGTGGAAAGACGAATGGCTTACTATATTATTTAGCATACCCCTTATACTAGCTTTTATACCCGGAATGGAAGAGGTGGTTGCAAATGGTTTCGCACAACTCAATTCAATGCCTGAATGGTATCAGTACTCACTTGGAGTTATCGTTGCTGCTTCTTTCGGAGTACGTTCGGCTACAAAATTCTTTGGTAAAAAATAATGATTGATTGGTGGAAACGCTGGCTGCAATTTAATATTACAGCCAAGTTGACTATGATTGCTTCTGTCGCAATGTCGTGGCGTTGTGCAGAATGGTTTATGAATTTAGAAGACCCAACAACACAACAGTCTGCATTTGTTTCTGTTATCATGGGTGTTATGACAGGTGTGTATGGCATCTATCTGGGCAGAGAATCAAAAGGCAAATAGATGAAATACATTCGTACACATTTAATTAAACAACTTGTTCAAAGTGAAGGTCTACGCCTAGAGGTCTATCAGGATACACTTGGCATTGATACAATAGGCGTTGGCAGAAATCTTGAAGACCGTGGTATCACTCAAGAAGAATTAGATACTATGGACATACCGAACATAGAAACAGTGTATGAGTATGGTATTACCGAAGTTGACGCTGCTTTTCTATTAGAGAATGACGTGCAGATAGTCGAGGAAGAACTGGTACGTGCGCACCCTTGCGTAGACAGCTTAGACTCTGTACGTCAACTTGTACTTGTAGATATGGCTTTTAATATGGGTGTGCCACGTTTATGTAAGTTTAAAAAAATGTGGGCTGCTATACACGAAGAAGATTTTCGTACTGCAGCAAAAGAAATGCTTGACAGCAGGTGGGCTGTTCAAGTAAAATCACGTAGCCATAAATTAGCACATGCTATGCATCACGGAGAATTAAAATAATGGCAAATGAGTTTATTGAAAAAGGTAAGGACGGAGTTCCTAGATTGTACAGGGGAACAAAGGGTGGAAGTAAGCAGCTTTTAGGACCAGCATCTAAATCTGATATAAAAAGATTGGGTATATCAGGCGATGGGATATTTGGAACAGCAAAAAAGGCCATATCAGGTTTGTTTTCAGATGACGATGACAAAAAGAAAAAACCTAAAGCTAAATCTATTTCTGAAGGCTTGGGTTCTTTTGTATCTAGCCTTACAAAAAATAAAGGTGGCTACATTGGTAAACCACGCACAGGTCATACAGATTATCGTTTTAACAAAGGCGGCATGGTTATGTCATCTACAAATAAAATGAAAAAGAAATAATGGCTAGAGAATTAAACGAGAGACAACAAAAGTTTCTTGAAGTCCTCTTTGAGGACGCTGGCGGTGACGTAGTTGCCGCTAAGAAACTGGCTGGCTATTCAGAGTCCACTGCTACAACTGCAATTGTAAAAGGTCTCAAGGAAGAGATACTTGAAGCAACGCAGATGTACATGGCACGTAATGCACCTAAAGCTGCTATGGCTATGACCCACGCTTTGTATGACCCAACTGAACTTGGTATTCGTGACAAGATGTCAGCAGCTAAAGAACTGCTTGACCGCACAGGTTTAATTAAAACTGAGAAGGTGCAAGTAGAAGCATCTGGTGGTGTGATGCTTATGCCAGCTAAAGCTACAGTAGAAGACGATGACTAGAAGCGCAGGGCAGTGGAAGCTACCACAGCCAACAGATATTAAAGAAGAAAACGAATGGGTACAGATACCACGCATTGCACGTACTGTACCTTTCGGCTACAAGCGAAACGAAGAAGACCCCGACATTCTTGACCCCATTCCAACTGAGTTGGATTTGCTTGAAAAGGCCAGAACACATGTAAATCAATACAGCTATCGTGAGGTAGCTAACTGGCTTAGTACAAATAGTGGTAGATACATATCACACGTAGGATTAAGAAAGCGGTTACAGCATGAGCGACAGCGTAAGAACACAGCTAAAAGCCTCCGCAAGTGGGCAGAGTATGCGGAAAAGGCAATCGCCAAAGCGCAAGAAATCGAAGAAGCAAGAACAGGCGCAAAAGCCAACGGTTGAAATACAAGAGGTACAGACTGAAGCTGCTGAGTTTGAAACTATTGAAGAGACAGCCAATGTACTTTTTAAACCTAATCCCGGTCCACAGACTGGCTTTCTTGCAGCAAGTGAACGTGAAGTATTATACGGTGGTTCAGCAGGGGGTGGTAAATCTTATGCCATGCTTGCAGACCCTCTAAGATACATGGGGCATCCGCAGTTTAGTGGGCTGTTGCTTCGACACACTACGGAAGAGTTACGTGAACTAATATTTAAATCACAAGAACTCTATCCAAAAATCTGGCCCGGAATAAAGTGGTCAGAAAGAAAGATGCAGTGGACTGCGCCATCTGGTGCGAGGTTGTGGATGTCATACCTCGACAGAGATGAAGATGTCCTGCGTTATCAGGGTCTGGCTTTTAGCTGGATAGGCTTTGACGAACTGACCCAGTGGCAATCGCCATATGCATGGAATTACATGCGAAGTCGTCTACGGTCCACTGCCCCTGACCTGCCCATCTTTATGAGGGCTACAACAAACCCCGGTGGAAGAGGGCATCACTGGGTAAAGAAAATGTTTATTGACCCTGCCCCATATAATAAGGCGTATGATGCGACAGATAGTGAAACGGGTGAAGTTCTTCGATATCCAGCAGGTCACAGCAAAGCTGGGAAACCATTATTTAAACGTAGGTTCATTCCTGCTAGATTATCTGACAACCCGTATCTCTCTGAGTCAGGTGACTACGAAGCTATGCTCTTGTCGCTCCCAGAGCAGCAAAGAAGACAACTCCTCGAAGGTGATTGGGATATTAAAGAAGGTGCTGCGTTCACAGAGTTTGACCGTAGTGTTCATGTTGTTGAACCTTTTAATATTCCTAACAACTGGGTTAAGTTTAGAGCATGTGATTACGGGTATGGTTCTTACAGTGGTGTTGTATGGTTCGCTGTCGCACCGTCTGAGCAACTCATTGTGTACAGGGAATTGTACGTGTCGAAAGTCTTAGCCACAGACTTGGCTGATATGATATTGGAGTTAGAAGCAGAAGATGGAAATATTAAATATGGTGTCTTGGATAGTAGTCTTTGGCATAAGCGTGGCGATACTGGACCATCTCTTG